CAAAGCAAGCACCAACGGCACGCGGCGCGAGGCCGCACCGAGCGAAGACGAGACGGGCATTGTCCCGGGCCGGGCCCGCGATACGGCGCCTGTGATCAGGCCTTTGAACGGCAGTGGTGCCTCTCCAAGCGAGGTCGCTCCGGAGGATATGAACATCCGCGAGACGATCCGAAACTACGAGCGGCGCAACCACGCCAATCTGGCCCTGCGCAAGCGACACTGATTTCGCGGAAAACTGTGCAGTCTTTGCGTCGTATTGACGCGGGAAATGAACTGTGGCCAACCAGCTGCTTACGATCAGCATGATCACAAATAGGGCCTTGCCAGTCTTGGCCAATATGTGTGTGTTGACCGACAAGTTTAACCGTCAGTAAACAGTAGTCCTGCTGACGTTAAATGCTGTGAACTCGGTGGAACCCTAACGGTACAATTGAGTACTCAAGGCAATACCGAGCGAAGCCACGATGAAAGTATGCAACGATTGCGGTGAAGAAAAGGATCTGAGCGAGTTCTACTATCACAGGACGCGCCAGTATCACGCCCCGAACTGCAAGCTCTGCTACATGAAGGTGACGAAGGCGTTCTACCGGAAAAATCGGGAAAAGATTCGAGCCAAGGAAAATCCCTTGAATCGAGAGCGCAGGAAGAATCTTCGATTAGCGACATTCGCTGCATATGGTGATGCCGTCTGTGCATGTTGCGGAGAGCGTGAACTGGCTTTCTTGACGCTGGATCACATCGAAAACAACGGCGCAGCGGAACGCCGAAAGATTGCAGGTCGAGCGAATGCTGCAGGAATCTGGACATACACTTGGCTGGCGAAGCGATGCTTCCCGCCTGGTTATCAGGTCCTGTGCATGAACTGCAATTTCGGGAAGCGCATGAATGGTGGCGTCTGCCCGCATCGTGGAACGTGTAACGACTACTCGCAAGAGGTAGGGGCAAGCGCCCCGAAGCGCAGCACCGCGGCTCTATCGCTCGTTACGCGAGCCGCGTGAAGATATAGTCTCCCCCCCGGTGAAAGCCGGGGCAGCGAGGAAGGTACTCGCGGGCCGATCCCGTAGCTGGGGCCGGTTGAAGGCAAGGATGACAAGGAATTCGGACAGAAGGGCCGCAAGATCGGCGCGACCTGCAATGTCCGCTTGCCGCCTCGGTACCTGGGCACCTTCGGCCCGGCGCTGAACGTGGAGCCGAGCACGGAAAACTACGTGCCGGTGAACATCCTGTACCAGTTCCACGTCGATATCCAGTTCAACACGATCAACATGCTGCTCGACATCGACGAGTTCGAGGAGCGGTTCATCCACCCGGCCTGCATCGCTACGGCAAACCGAGTGGACAACGACGGCGCCTACTTCGCCCTCCAAAACACCGCGAACCGGCTCGGCACGCCCGGCACAACGCCGACGGCGTTCAAGTCGTTCTCCGATGCTCGCGCGATTCTGGTATCCGAGGGCATGCCGAAGGGCATGATGCCAACCGCGGTGCTGCACCCGCTGGCGAGCTCGAGCATGGCCGATTCCCTCAAGGGCCTGTTCAACCCGCAAGCGAAGATCAGCGACCTCTTCGAAACCGGCATGGTCGCGGCCAAGACGGCCGGGGCCGACTGGTTCGAAGATGCCAACATCGCCAACTACACGACCGGCACGCTCGACGGAACGCCGGTGCTGGCCGGGGCGACCTCACCCACCGGTGGCACGGCGCTCCTGACCTCCGGATGGGCGCAGACCGGCACGTTCGAAATCTCCGGACTCGGCAATGCGACCGCCCAGCTCTACGTGGGCGACACGATCCAGATCAAGGGCGTGTATCCGGTGAACCCGCAGAACCGCGGCCGGTACGGCAACACCCTGAAGCAGTTCGTGGTGCTGCCGCCGGGAGGTTATGCGCAGATGACCGGCACGGCAGGGCCGGGCGGCCCGCAGTTCGCCACCGCCACGCTCAATCACGGCACCTTCAACGCGGCCACGGGCCTTTACACCTGCACGGCCGGCGGCCTGCTGACGGTTACCGTGGGCGAGTGCCTGATCTCCGGCGGCCAGTTCCAGAACTCATCGGCCGCTCCGGTGTCGCCCTACACGATCACGGTTAACGGCGGTGCGGCCTCGGCCACGGCTTCGACCGAGAACCTGTACTTCCACCGCGACGCGTACGCTCTCGCGTTCGTCGATCTCCCTCTCCCCCGGACCGCGGTGGAAGCCTCTCGCGCCTACGACGAGGATCTGGGTATATCCATTAGAATAGCGACGCAGTATACTATAAACAACGATGCTGAACCAACGCGTATGGATATCGCGTACGGTTTCTCGTCTCTCTACCGCTCTCTCGGTGTACGGGTGAGCGGATGAGCGCGGTTCGACCCGTCATTTACGGCATATACATTGCTATGTATACTTCGGCGTTCCTTCTCAAAGGAGCGCTCTCATGGCTGGGAAATGCTGTATCGTCGGCTGCGACCGTCCTGCACGATCACTCGGGATGTGCTCGGTTCATTATCGCCGCGCGCGAGACGGCAAAAGCATGGCGGCTCCGGTGCGCCAAGTGCTTCGGCATCTTTCTGATGGCGATCGCATCAAGGCCAAGATCCTGGTGGCTGCAAATGGCTGCTGGGAATGGCAGGCGTCGCGCACGCCGCTCGGCTATGGGCAGATGCGGTTTCGAGGCACACGTGAGCTTGCGCACCGCGCAGCGTGGATCGTCTTTTGCGGCCCGATTCCGAAAGATGATTCAGCGTACGGTACGCTGGGTGTGCTCCATCGTTGCGACAATCCTAGCTGCGTCAATCCAGAGCATCTTTTTTTGGGGGATCAGCGCAGCAATGCGATTGATTCCGTCTCGAAGAAACGATGGGGTCCGCGCGGATGCAAAGGGGAATCGCATGGGCGTGCCATCGTTACAGAAGAGATTGTGCGAGCCATCAGGGCCTCTAGCGAAACAGCCCGCCAGTGTGCCGAGAAGTACGGCCTTTCGATTGGCGCGATCCGCCATATCCGCGCCGGCCGGAGCTGGAAGCATGTCGTTTGATTTCGGGAGAATCTGATGGCCTTCCCCGCAGTTACCAACGTCGATGGCTCCAACCCGGGCCCGCAAAGTGCGAGCCTGCCCGATACCGTCCAGATGCCGGTCGGCAATGTCTGGAAGATGGGCATCTTCAACCTCACGCTGTCGCCGGCCTCCGTGTCCGGCGCGACCTCGGCTGAGCAGACCTTCGCCACGACCGGCATTGGCCTGCTGACAACCGACGTAGTGCTGGTGCAGAAGCCCACGACCCAGGCGGGCCTGGTGATCGGCGGCTCGCGCGTTTCCGCTGCCGATACGCTGGCGATCAACTTCGCCAATGTGACGGCGGCCACCATCACGCCGACCTCCGCTCAGGTCTACGTGGTGACCGTGCTGCGCGTGCAGCCGAACTGGTCGGCTCCGGCCTCTGGTAACCAGATCGATTGGTAAGCATGGCCGAACTCGCCGCCCCGGCGTTGCCGAAGACGGTATTCTTCGGCACGCCGTGCTTCGACATGGCGGTCTCTATCGATCACGATCATTCGATGGTAGAGGCCGCCATCCTCCTCACGCGGCTGGGCGTGCGCCTGCAGCGCAACGTCAATGCGGGCGCCGGCGCGTGTCTCGGCCGGATCCGCAACACGATCGTCGATGCCTTCCTGGCGAGCGATGCCGACGATCTGATTTTCGTCGATGCCGATGTCGGCTTCGATGCGCGCGTGCTGCCGCGCATCCTGTCGCATCGGCAGGAGGTCGTGGGTGGGCTCGTTCCCAAGCGCAGCGCCGAGAGCGCAAGCGAATATCACCAGGGCGCGCTGACCGGCGTCATCGAGGACGGCCTTTTCCAGGCGCTCGAAATCCCGACCGCCTTCCTGCGCATCAAGCGCTCGGCGTTCGCGAAGCTCGCCAAGCCATATTTCAGGCTCGAGGCGAGTGAGGACGCCTATGGCGAGGACATCTGGTTCTGCCGGCGCTGGTGCGAGACCGGCAACTTCCTGTGGGTCGATGCCGACATCGGCTTCACCCATCGCGGCTCGCGCGCCTGGCGCGGCAACTTCTACGATCACTGCGTCGCAAGCGGGCTGCTGCAAAAGGCGGCGTGAGGGAAAGCCATGCCAAATCCGAGCACGATCTCCTACGGCAACATCAAGGC